GAAAAAAATTACTTGCTTTTTCGTTTTACCTAGTGTATAATGAAAAGGCATTAAGTAAATAGGACTATAGCCAAGCGGTAAGGCAACGGACTTTGACTCCGTCACCCGTGGGTTCGAATCCCGCCGGCTCAGCCAAACAAAAAAGCCAGCAAACAAGCCTTATTCAGTATTTATCGGCTTATTTGCTGGTTTTTGAAAAACATTTTTTTGCGTTAAAACTTGATTTTTTGCTTTAAAAATTGATTTTTTGCTTTAAAATCCAACACGAAATCCAACACGAAATGAATAAATTACGCTGGCTTTTCTGATTTTGAATTGCGATCGGATTTATTTTTGGAATTTGAGTAGGCGAAAACATTTAAAATTTTCTTTGTGAGTTCATCTGCGTGGTCTTTGAGAGTGTGCTGGTAAATTCGTTGGAGAGTTTCAACATTCTCCCAGCCGCCTATCTCGGCTATGTATTTGTCGGGGATTCCTTGAGCGTGCAGTTCGGAAGCAAAATAATGGCGCAATGAATGAAATTTGAAATACGGTAATTCGGAATTTTTTCGGCACTTTTTGAAATGGTCGTCAATGATGCCCGGATTGATACCGAAGTGATTCCATTTAAGACATTCTTGTATCAGTTCTCTGTCGAGTGGGACAACACGGTTGCCGGCAAAGCTCTTTGGAGTTTTTTTCAAAATCCAGTTTTGGCCCGAATCCTGAACAAGTGACTTGTTGATTATAACACCGAAGTCTGTAAAATCGTCAGGAGATAGGGCAGATATCTCAGAACGGCGTAAAGATCCGTGACTTGCGAGCAACACGGGAACTCTAACATAATCATCGCAAAAGTCAAGCAATGTGTTGATTTGTTCTGTTGTTGGCACGGCAACTTCAACTTTTTGTTTTTGCGGAAGTCTGATTTTGGATAAATCCAATTGACGATAATACACACTCATTACGGAGTGAAACAATCCGTATATATTTCGAACACTCTTAGGAGAATGTGTGACTGCAAGTTCGCTTACGGAAGCTTGAACAAGTTCGGCGGTGATGTTCCTCAGCTTCATTGGCATAAGCAATTGCAAATATTTATTTTGGTATTGCTCATAACCCCTAATTGTTGACGGACTTGACACACCTCGCTTGATACCTATGTATCTTTCGTATGCCTCTTTAAGCGTGAGATCGTCATAACTTGCCGAACTTCTCTGTCTGTTGTGGCTGAATTCCATTGCCATGTACTCGGCTTCTTTTTTCGTTTTTGCTGTAAATGACTTGTAGTGCCATTTACCGTTTTCGTCTTTGTAGTCAGGTACTAAAACACGATAGTTGCCCGATTTCAGTTTTTTGGCTTTTGCCATAATATCATCTCCTGTAATGTGGTATCGGCTCTTGTTCCACCAAGTAAAAATGCCGACGCCCTTTCAATTTTCCTCGTACTGTTCCAGCAGTACGGGGATTTTTTAATTACCAAACCATTTAAAGGCTCGTCTAAATCCTGCTTCTTCTGCTTCAGCCACCGTCATTGCGTAGAATTCCCCTTTCTTGCTAATTTTAGTAGAATCATATTGTTGGTCGAAAGGCAAATGATATATTTTTGTTTCACCATACATATCACGACCAATATTACATTTTATACATGGGTAATCATCAACTTCAATATTTTCTTTGAATTTTATACCTAAGTATTTTGCCATTTTCTTAGCCATAGGAGATAGTTGAATATTTGTTATTAAAACTCCCTTAACATTTTCTTTAGGGCAATTGTGCTCAATGCAATAGCTTGCCATAGTACCATATAGTTGAGTTATATGTTTTTCATGTATTTCTTTTTTTGAACTCCAATATTTACATTCTCTTGTAGACTTGACCACGGTTGCCGACATCAACAATTGTTATAAGAAGAATATCGTTATTGATTTCATAGATAACACGATAATTGCCGACACGCAGACGGTAAGCGTTGCTGTTTCCTGACAAGGCTTTTACATCACCGTCAGGAAGTTTTGAAACAGCTTTCAAAATCCGTTCTTGTTGATTACGGGGCTGAGATTTAATAAACTTCTGAGCCTTTTTGTTCAGTTCAATTTTATACTTCATCACAGATTTATCCCCAACTCATTGGCAAAATCTTCAAGGCTGACATTTTCGCTTGAGTCAGACGGGTTATTCTTGTATTCGTCATAGAGTTTCTGGCAGTAAGCGTCATCTTCTGCGTCATCTACGATATGTCTTAAACTTTGCAACATAGTGAGCAGTTCTTCAAGCTGTTCTTCTGAAAAGTCGTTTATAAGGTTAATAATTTTTTCTTTTGCTGACATACGGAATCCTCCTTGTTTTATAGTATTCAAAATTCAATATAAATAATATTTCCTACACGCTTGAAATCAGGCGTGTTTTTCTTTTATGTCTGAAAAATCGGGAGTTGTGTATTTTGCGTTGCCGATTAAATCTTCTGAATATTCAAGCAATTTTTCTTTTCCACTATCATTAAGCAAATGGTAATTATGCAATAGCTTTTGTGTATCATCTTTGCTTTCTATTGGTTTGACATTCCTCTTAATTTCGGAAAATGTATCTAAGATATTTTCAACCTTATAGATTTCACACAACTTTAGAAGTAAATCGGCATCAGGTTGACTTCGGGCATTTTCCCAACCGCTCACGGTCTTTCCACTCTTTCCAATGATTTCACCGACTTCATCAGCGGTCATACCTTGTTCTGCTCTCAATCTTTTTAAGACTGAGGCAATATATTCTCTTGACATTGGGTTATCTCCTTATCTGAATTATCATTATAAATATATTATATTTTCAGAAGTCAAGATTGTCAAGACATAATTCTTAATTTCTAAGAAAATTATTTTAAAAAATGCTTGACAATCTTGAAAATTAAGAGTATATTATAGTTACAATCTTAGAAATTAAGAAAGGCGGTGACATAAATGATAAGACATAACATTCTCGACATTTTTAACGAACGAATTTATGAGTTAGGAATTAAGCAGAAGTACATTGCTGAGAAGATGAACATAACACAGGACAGGTTGTCTAGAATCTTATCAGGTAAGAGTAATATGTTAGCTGATGAAATGATTACTCTTTGTGCTTTACTTGATTTAGAGATTAACCCACAACTGTTTTATTGTCAGAAAACCGCATAAGAACCGATACCAGATTACATAAAACCAAAGTAGGGGGGTGAGAGAATGGCGGAATCAATATTTATTATAGTGATCGCATTTATGTATATGCTTATATACATAGATAAAAACAGATTAGAAAAACGACTTGATGAGCTTGATGAACTCGATGAGGGGGCTCGCATAAGAAACAACCTTTTCAAGGAATCGTTTGAACTTATCTTCTTTTTTCTCGCCGGCTTTATTATTGTTACCAAGATTTTTGAACTTGTCTACCATTAAAATAAGCAAATTTTCAGCAAGTGCTTTACTGCTTTTGAAATCAATAGGCAGGCATACGGTGACGGAAATGGTGTCGGGAGTGAATGAGGCGGTAATATAATCATCATTCTGTGAAAAATCAAATGTGAAAAATTCAAAGGCTTGTACATTAAGATTTTTAGGAATGTCATTTATATCCGCCGAAACGGTTGTGTTATCGGAACAGTATGTAAAGGTACATTTGCAGAAATCAAAAGGGACACGGCTTTTTACAGTGTCATAAATCTCAGACAATGTCTGAGCATTAAATTTGTTATAGCTGTCTGATGACAGATGTGCAGTAGCTTTATATTTTGTGTTCATAATCAAACCTTCTTTCGGTTTGATTATATCACAACGGTCAAGACAGAACCGATACCACATTACAGGGAAATAACTGCAAGGGGGTGAGAGGAATGATGAGTGATGATGACAGAGCAAAGGCTGTAAAGTGCCTTGATAAACCAAAGACCGAGATCACAAGGGAGGTGAGAAGAATGATTAGTGATGATGACAGAGCAAAGGTTGTAAAGTGCCTTGTAGATTTCATTGATAAGGTTACAAAAAAAGAACGACCTTCAAAGGCAGAAGTGGAAGTTCTGCCCGAGGTCGTAAGAGCTTTAAGAGAATTTATTACCGTTCAGAATTCTTAACATCCAAATAAGAATTACCGAGGGTGTCGGCAATACCGTTGAATAGTGCAGAATAGAATTCAGCTACCTGCTTTCCGCCCTTTTCGTCAATTGAAATGCTTAAGTTTGGAGCAATAGCCACTAAAACATCTTTAGCGACTTTATTTGCCAATTCATCAATTGAATAATTACGCATAATAAACTCACCTCCTCTCTGATTATAAATAATATCACGAGTCGAGATGAAATACAAGTTAAGTAAACAGCGTAAAGAACCGATACCACATTACAGGGAAATAACTGCAAGGGGGTGAGGAAATCAATTCTAAGAAACTCAAAGAGTTAATAAAAAATGCAGGCTACACACAGGTAAGACTTGCAGAAGAACTTGACATATCACCCAACTCTCTTTCATCTAAAATAACGGGTAAGTCCGAATTTACTTTAAGAGAAGCAAAAAAAGTTTGTGAATGTCTTGATATAGCAGACCTGAGCAAAAGGGCAGAGTTGTTTTTGACATAAAAAAACAAGCACCGACGGTCCTTTCATCGGTACTTGTTCCCAATTTTTTTACCTGTGTAAATTGCAGTCAGAAGTGAGTACAAAGGTTTCTCTCGCTTTTTTAACTGGTGAGGAACCAGTGAACTTTGTCTCAACATCTGACATCAGCAAAAGGACTACCGATTTCTTGATTTACTGCGTCACTTAAGCGGTTTGGCTCCGCTGTGATAGCCTTAGCATTCGCATTTAACAGGAACCGGCAAAGTCAAAAGTTTGGTCAAAATAACCAACTCCTTCCTTTTGCCCAAAAATAGGCTAATTTCATTATACAAATATTTTTGTATAATGTCAAATTATTTTAAACCGATACCACATTACAGGGAAATAACCACAAGGGGGTGAGAGGAATGTTTAAGTTTAAAAAGCGTAAGCGTAAGGAGATATACAACATTGCCAAGACAGCCACGTGGGATGTTTTGTGTTCGCCTGAGTTTAGCGAACAGGTCGGAGAAAAATATCCCGATGATATGTTACACAAAAACCGTATGAGCGTGTGGATTGGAAATTTTAACAGTTACCGGGACCAAAAAATGTTTATGAAACAGTTCAGAAAGTTTGCCACCGAACTTGAGCAGAAGAGAAACCGCCACCTTTTCTATATTTTTCACTAACAGGAGAACAGTATGAACTTAATTGAAAAGATTTCTAAGTTAAAAAAACACTTAGAAAATAAGCATTTTGTGCGCAGTTTTATGAAGGCAGCTATTATCAAGCGTGAAGAAGTTTACAAGATAACAGAAACCGCCACAAAGGATGTACTGGATTCACTTGACTGCACCGAAAGAATCGGAGAGAAAGTTCCCTATAAATTGTGGTTTGCCCCTTCCGCAAAATTATTGGTCGGAAATTTTGAGGACAAGACCGACGCTGTTATGTTTATGAAACATTTCGGAAAATTTATTGCTGAGTTTGAGAAGGAGAGAGGGGGCGGGATAGTTTGTATCTATAATCCCGATACAGACGGATTGCCGCCAAACGGAATAATGTAGCAGACTTATCTAAAAAGGGCAATAAGGGAAATGATAAGTGAAGTGACAGAAGCAAAGTAAGGTAAATAATGCAGTATCCAGTTTTTTCTTCTGAACTTTGCATATGCAATTCCTTTAGCAGACGGATAGAAGTATGTATATATTCTTTCTTCCTTAGAGTAAATCAAACCACATTCAAGAAGATAGTCCGTACATGTTTTTGCATAATCTCCATAGTATTTTATGTTATCGGAATCGGATCTCTTTTTCGGAGGCTTAAAAAAATCATCGTGCAGGCTTTCGAGCTTTAAAAGATTTGCTTTAGGATTTTCGCATATAAATCTGAATATATTTTCTGTCGGTTTGTCAAATTGATAAAATTCCATAATTAAACCACCTTTCGTTTTGATTATAACATAACGGTCAAGACAGAACCGATACCACATTACAGGAAAATAAAAGTAGGGAGAATCTATATGAATGAAATCAGAGTGAAGATTAAAGACCTCATCAAAGAGCTTCAGATGTTGGAAAGAGACGGCTACGAATGTGCTGACCTCACAATTGAAGAAGCCGAAGAAGGCATTCCGGCTCGCATTATGCTCAGCGACTACGGCTGTGTATTTGAATGCAAAGGGGGAGAATGACTATGCAAATAATTAAAGTTAAAATTGATACCTTAATCACTAAACTTGAAGAGATCAAGGCAAGCGGACACGAAACGGTGCATTTGTCTATTGTTGAGGGTGTGCCAAAACACAAGATCCCAGCTCATGTTGACCTTGATGCAGACAAGGATTTTCGCTGTGTGCTTGAGGAGAGAAAGTGAACCGAATTACAGTAAGGATTGATGACCTAATCGGTCAGCTTAACGAATTAAAACGAGATGGTGCTGAAAAAGTTTTGCTTGAAATTGAAGAAGGTGTTGCAGACCCCGAGGAGAATTGTCCGAACAGGATCAATCTGATGTCTGCGTATCACCCGAGTGATTTTTTTGCAGAAGTTTATGAAAGCGACTAGCAAAAGTCGATACCAGATTACAGGAATAAATAATGAAAGGGTGAGAAGAATGCCAAGAAAATTAGCTAAGCCCGAGGACCAAATGAAAAGGCAGCTGATTGCCAATATACAGTATGAGGCAGAAATCAGAAGTATTGACCGTGAAGGACAGGCTCTTGTGGCACATTGCTCTGAGGGAACCTACAGAAAAAGAATTAAGGATCCGGGTACTTTTACGGTGGAAGAATTGTCAAGGCTTGCCAACAAATTCGGCATACCTATTCAGAACCTTTTCAAGGCTAGGGTGGTGTGTGACGAATGAATGACAAAACACTTGACGAACTCAACGACATGGCAAAAAGGTGGATTGACGGAGAGGTTAATCATCTTGAAGTTGTGTCATTGAAATTGTTTGACCGTTTGTTGGTGCTGGAGCTTGCCAACGCATACAGTATGTGCAAGGTCGGTTTGCTCAGCGAAAAATACACTGCCGCATATAAATTAAAATTCTTTCAGGAGTATCGTGAACTAAAGCTAAAGACAGAACATTTACTGGTACAACAGGAACAGCAGATTGACTCCGTGAGGAGTGCAAGTGTAACGCTTTCGGAAGTCTGCAAGGAATACGGTAAAGATGAGGTTGACCTCGTTAAACTGTGCGAGTTGCAGGCAAAGGCAATTGATGAGCTGACACATGAGAATGTACATATCAAGCTGTGGAACTCGGTCAGAGCATACAAAAAGCCGAAAGAATACGCGAGGCGGCATATGAATAAGATTATCGATGAGCTTATTGACAGGTTCGGCAGTAAAGTACCGTTTGAGCAGGTTGTTATGTCGTATCTCAACACTTGCCTTAAAGACAACCGCAGAGAGATGTGGGAACAATTGACAGGCGATGACTATCCTACGAAGGCAAGACAGCAGTTGCCGGTTAAAGACGGTAACGCAAAGGGCGAGCTTGAATCAATGAAGAAACATTACGGTGTGAGAACAGGGAAAAAAGTTGTAAAGGAGAGTGTCGAAAAATGATTTTTGTATCAAGAAAGAAATACAAGCGTTGCAAGAGACAGCTTGAAGATGTGCAAGTAAGATTAGCTTCAACAAAAATTGAACTTATTGACGCACATAACGATGTCAGATATTTAAGAGACAGAATTGTTAGAGCTTTCAATGGCTTTAATGAACTTTGTGAAAAGAACAATTTGCCTTTGCCGTTTGATTTGAAACTGATTGAAGAAAGTCTCGCAGATAAAGGGCATATCGAAATTGAAGAAACAGCAGAGGATTATATTTGTGCAAGCTATAAGGAGTAAAAAATGATTTTCAGAAATTGGAAGAGCAAGGGAGAGTACAAAGCTAATTGTGCTAAGCAGGAACAAGACATCAACAGACTTAATGAAAGAATTGATGACTCAGAAAATGTTGAAGCTATCCAGCTCGGAATTATTGACCGACTCAAAGCGGAGAACAACGAACTCAGAGCCGAAATTGAGAGGCTCAAAACGGAAAATCTGACACAGGGCTTTGAGTGTGTCGGAGTATCGGCTATTTGATTGTAAGGAGAATGGAAGTAAATGAAAATGAGAGTCTATAAGTGTGATAGCTGTAACAAAGTTATCACAGATCCGTACACAGTTAACATGAGGGAATTCTATTTAGGGTTTGATGCTGATTGCCTTGGCCTTATCGGGATTGCAATTCCTTTTGAATGCAAGAGAAAAATAAAAATACATCTATGTGATGATTGTTTCAAAGGCTTGCATGTTATTGCCGAAAGAAAGAAGCGTGAAAAGTAATGGAAAGAAAACCGACATTGACTACGATTGCAATCGAAAAATTGCATCCGCACCCCGACAACCCTCGTAAAGTTATCGGGGATATTGATGAGCTTGCTGACAGCATTAAGGCGAACGGCATTCTCCAAAACCTCACGGTTGTGCCGATGAATGACGATTGGACGGAGTTTACCGTAATTATCGGACACAGAAGATTAGCAGCGGCAAAGCAGGCAGGATTAACTGAACTTCCGTGCGCTGTTGTCGAGATGACTGAAAAGGAACAGTTATCTACAATGTTGACTGAAAATATGCAGCGGTCAGATTTGACAGTTTATGAGCAGGCAAAAGGATTTCAGATGTTGATTGACCTCGGGGACAGCGTTGCCGAGGTGGTAGAGAAAACAGGCTTTAAAGAAAGCACCGTAAGAAGGAGACTCAAACTTGCAGAACTTGATGAAGAATCCTTCAAGGACAGCCAGCTCAGACAACCCACATTGGCAGACTACGAGCGTCTGAATCAGATTAAGGATATTGATGTAAGGAATGAATTACTTAAATCAATCGGTACTAATAACTTTGATAATCGACTTTATTCAGCCGTGCAAAAGCAGAAAACAGATGAAGAAAAAGAAAAAATTGAAAAGCTCTGTCTTGAACATGGAATGATTAAAGCGCAGAAACATGACGAAATTCCAAGCAATTACGAATATACGGGATTTTTTGCGTTCAAAGATTTGATTGGTAAAGACTTTGCGGACGGCAGGAAAAGATATTTTTATTTTGGTTACGGCTCAAACATCTACATTTACGCAGAAGCATTAGAAAAGCAGGAAAAGAACGATGCCGAAGAAGAAAAGCGAAAGCTTGAAGAGCAGAGATGGGACGAGCTTGTTGAACAGGCGGAAGAAATAGACGAACGCTGTGAGGCTCTCAGAAGAGACTTTATGCTTGATACGAATTTCAATGACAGCAACAAGAAGCAGGAGCTTGTGAAATTTATAGTCGCCCAAGTGGCGGCAGGAGCCAGTAACAAAAAATATCGTTTTGAAGAAATTATCGAACACGACTTTGAAAATGATGAAAACACGGACAGCTACATCAACGAACACTGGAGCGATAACAGCGGTAGAATGCTTATGGCGACGGCATACGCTTTGTGCCAAAGAAGTTATGAAAAATTAAGCTTTATTTATGTAGGATATAACAGCAAAACGATCAGCCGAAAAAACAACCCGGATTTAAACAAATTTTATGCTTTACTCTGCAAACTCGGCTATGTGATGAGTGACGAGGAGATACAACTCCGTGACGGCACACATCCGATTTTTACCTCCGGTGAAGTAAAATAAACTAAATAAGTTAATCACGCTCTGCACAGCGAGATTATATATATCTCATTTTATACCTATACCTACTTTTCTGAATATTACCATTTTACAAATATCTCAGACAGGTGCAGCTGTCTGAGCTGACTTTTAAACGAGGAGAATAGTCATGAGAGAATATTTATTCAGAGGTAAGATGATAGCTAACGGTAAGTGGTCAGAGGGCAATTTGCTTGTTACTAAACAAGGTTGCTGTATAACACCCGATGCAACCGTTTTAGGCAGCTATGGTGCAGTAGATCCAGAAACAGTTGGGCAGTACACGGGTATGGTTGATAAGCACGGCACAAAAATTTTTGAAGGAGATATCATTGATTTTTCTGACCGTTCAGACGGTGACGGCTACGGAGTTGTTCGGTACGATGCCGAAGAAACAATTTTCGAGTTTGAGTATGATAACTTCTGCGAGGATTTAGGGCGGCGTTATTGGCCTGAAAACGTTGAAGTTGTAGGCAATATCTACGATAATCCCGAACTTTTAGGAGATGAAAATAATGGCAAAAAATGAGGAAGAGAATACAGGGTACATTACTCAATCTACTCGTCATTCTATGCTTGTATCATTGAGCCGTGAAATCAATGTGATTTCAGACGAAAACGCAGTGTTATACGACACAATAATCGAATTGTGCAAAAAGTTCTTTCCTGAAAAAAACAATCAAAAATTTTGCGCTCAATGTAAGATTATGGAGAAAGGAGCTTATGCACCTAATCCTATTGATGATCCAACCACACCCTACATAGAATCTCACATACTGAGATTAGAAATGCTTGCAACCGGAAATATGGAGCTAAAAGACCAAATTGTTAAAATGTGCCGGCTGTTACTTGAGGAGAAAGACAATGACAAAGGCAATGACAGAAGTAAAACTTTGTTTACAATATTTGACACTCCCGAAAATGCCCCGAAACTGTGGAACAGAAGAACATATTGCTATCAAGCCGAAAGAGCCGTACAGGATATGACTGCCGAAAAAGCAATTGAAGTGTTGAATAAAATCGGCGAAGAAACAAACATTGAAGATACACTAAAAAATTTGAGCAATTCCAATATATTTACCGCTCTTAAACTTGCCGTCCATGCTCTTGAAAAGCAAGTGGCAAAAAAACTTAAAGAAGTGATACGCACAAGTAGCAATAAAAAGAGCAGAGTAAAAGCGTTTGAACATAATTATAACCACCAGAATTGGCAAGATCAGGTGCCGATACCCGAGTACAAAGAATGGCAATGGACTGACTATCAATGCCCCATTTGCAACGCCCTCATCAAAGAGGGCAGACCTGAATTTTGCTGGCGCTGCGGACAGGCTTTTGACTGGTCAGATGAAACGGAGAGTGAAAATAATGAAAAAAGGGACAACAGTTGAAAGTGGATATGATGCCGAGGGACGCTGGCATTTGAAGCTCAGAAAAGCCAAAGGCAAGTTTACGCTCGACGAAATAATTGAAGCGGCGAAAGAATGGGAAGAAGATTACTACGCCGTGATAATTAAAGCAATGAGCGACGAGACAGCACAGTATTACGATGATGACCTTGAGGGGGATTACGTGACGCTATATCGTGCCACGGATTTTATAAGTAAAGAGGTGTAAAAATAATGTATCACGGCATCAAATATAAAGGCTTACGCTATAAGCTTTTTTCTTTCCGTTGGAAACGAAAAAATCGCAATTGGAAGGATTGCCCGAAGAAGCGCAAGGCAATGAAAAAGGATTGGGAAATGAAGGTGAAAAATAATGGTAAAAAATAGGAAGAAGGATAACATTGACCTTATTTGCGAGGAGTTAACGAAATACAATGAACAACACGGAACATCGTACAGCTACGGCGAATATACAGCACTCGTCGGAATGGGAAAAATCAAAAGTAAGCACCGAAACAAAAGAGACATTGACCTGCCGCTCTTGTAAGGAATGCCGAGGGTACAAGTTTTGTGCAAGCAGAAGCAGGGATTATCCTTGCCTGTGTTTTACTGCTAAAAATGAAAGGTGACTACATATGAGACGAGAAGATAAAGAATTTTTAAACAGTCAGATTGAAAACTTAAAAGAATCCGCACACGAGCGTTCACTTAAGTGTTTTGCGGCAGTGCTTATGCAGATTGATTATCTCAACCTTAAATTACTCAAGGCTGAAAAAGGCTGCAAAAAGCTCAGGGAAGAAAACAGAAGATTAAGAGCAGAAAATCAGATGCTCGAGGACAACATGGGGAATCTCTTGTGCACACGAGAGGAAGAAATGAAGTACAACCGAGTGTTGAATGAAAACATCACAAAGCTGGCTGAGGTCAACGCACTTATGGCAGGTAAACTCTCGGTGTATGAGCCTATTAAGAAGGCTGAATCTCAGCCCGATGAGACGGCTGACACGGTAAGAGAGTCAGATCCGGCAGAAGAATAATCAAGGCAACACCCTTGCTACACGCAAAATCCAATTTTTTAATCAAGAAATCAAACAATTTCCATATTCAAAAATTAAAATCAAAAAGCAATGACTTCTTTTTTTGATTTTAGCTGTTATAAGAAGAGCCGAGGCAACGGCTCGACATATTGCAATAAAATAAGAACACACAATTGCAGAGTAGTAAGGTTTGCAAAAAAGCAGTAGCTCAAGTGGTCAGATTGGGCTACTGCTTAGTTATATCTGTCAGCATTAAAATTCTAAAGCAGAATAATAATCAGTCATAATTGAGGGAGCTGAAATGCTCCTTTTGAAGCCTGCTCAAACGATTATTTAAGTCGGGAAAACAAGAATAATATACTATAATAAAAGGTTATGCTATGTACACTTATAAACGAACAATAAAAAGCGGAGATATGATTGAGGTTGAGTATTACCAGTCAATCAGAAAAATCGGCAAAAACTACGGCGGCAGGAAATCAAATAATTCTTTAAGTCCTGCCAAGATGAGAAAAGCAAACAAGCTCCGTGCGGTTAAGCATATGCAGAGGCTCATAAATGCAAACTTCGGGAGCGGTGATTTTTTCTGTCGCTTTTCTGCGCCGTATGGAACATATGAAAGCGAAAAAAAATTTCGTGCCGAGGTAGGTAAGTGGCTTGACAGAATAAATTACCGACTGAAAAAGCAGGGCAAGGGCAGATTGAAGTACATAGCGTTTATTGAATGCGGTAAGTCGGGTAAGAATTGGCATATCCACATCATAGTCAGCAAAGAGGACAGGGAACTGCTGTCTGAACAATGGCCCTACGAAAACGGTCAAAACTTTACTCCGCTCTACAAAAATGAGAATTTTAAAAAGTTAGCTGAGTACATAACAAAAGATTTGACCGGCAAAGAAGATGTTGATGCCGCACAAAAGCGGATGATGACAAGTCGCAATCTTAAAAAGCCTGAATCGGTCACACGAAAGGCAAAAAAAAGAGAGATAAGAGCCTTGGAGCGTGGAGAAATGATTGAACCGCCTGAGGGTCATTATCTCATTGAGGACGATTACTCAATGAACTACTCTGACATCGGCGGTGCAAAGTGGTATTTTTGTTTTTTGCCGATTACGCAGAGACGGAAATGGTAAATAATGGTAAATTCAGACCGTGCGATGTACGGTCTTTTGGGGTTGCACAAAAATGAAGTATGCAGCGGAATAGATACAAAATTAAAGGAGAGATAAATTTGAAAGAAAACAAAGCCAAATGTCCGTTCTATTCTTACGATAGCCAAAGTAAGATCTGCTGTTTCGGGGCGGTGTTCAAGAGCAAGAGCACAACGCTGTTTTTTGATTCGCCGCAGGACAAGGAAAATCACTTCAACGATTTTTGTGGGAGCTATTGTTGGAGGGGCTGTCCGCTGGCACAGACGATAATAAAAAATGAGTAAATAAAAACCCTCATCCGCCGTAAAAAGTGGGTGAGGGTTGTGTACATCAATCTTTTAAAAACATATATGCAAAATTTTCAAATCAATTCAAAAATTTTACTTCCGTCACGGTTTTGCCATTGGGTGAAACCGTGTTTTTGCATACCAATATTACCCTCGGAAAAAAGTGTACAAATTTGGTATTAAAGTTTTAACTTTTTTGCACGAAAGAAAAAAGCTAAAATTAAAACACGAAATGAGTATAAAAAGGCGGTGAGCTGATGAGCGGAAAAGTTAAAGTGACAGGACAGGGAAGCGGAGCGAATGAGCCGAAAAACGGAGTGTCGAAACCCGAAAACGGAGTAAATGAACAGAAAGAGATTGACTGGGTGCAAATTAAAGCTGAATATATCAGCGGCACAATGTCTGCTTCTAAACTTGCCGAAAAGCACGGAGTGAGCGTGTATGCCATACGAAAAAGGTCGGGGAAAGAACGCTGGCAGGAGCTGAGGAAACAAAATCAGAGCGAAACCGCAAATAAGATAGCCGAGAAAATCAACACAGAAAAGGTAAAGAAAACCGTCAGAGAGATTGACAGAGTTGTGGCCGTTGCCTCTAAGCTCATAACAAAGCTGAACAGAGCTGTTAATGAGCTTGACAAGGACGAGGAACTCATCAAGAAGAAAGTAACGGTTAAAGCCGAAAAAAGCGAAGATGAGAAAACCGCCACAGCGGAAGAAGAATACAGCTACGATTATGCAAAGCGAAAAACGCTTGTAAACACAAAACGCGCAGCGGAAATTTCAAAGAGTCTGCTTAATGTTCGTGACATACTCGCAGATTACACGACAGAACAGGACGAAGAAAACGCTCTCGGCATTATTGAAATCCCGATGCAGGAAGTAATGCGACCGCCCGAAGATGATGAGCAGGACGGTGAAAGCGTTGAGTAAGAAAGTCATATGGACTCCTCAGCCAAAACAGAAAATAGCGTTGAGCCGTGGAGAAGATGAGATGCTATACGGCGGTGCTGCAGGCGGAGGTAAGACCGATTATCTTGTGGTCGAGGCGGCTCGACAGGTGAATATACCCGAATACAGAGGACTAATATTGCGAAGAGCTGTTCCTGACCTTGCACGAATTATTGACCAAACGAGGGCTATTTATCCGTCAATTGACAGGGGCGCAAGGTACAACGCAACAACGAGAGTGTGGACCTTTTCAAGCGACGCACAAATTAAGCTCGGTTCTTTATTTCGCACGAATGAAAAATATAAATACCAGGGACAGCAGTACGATTTTATCGGATTTGACGAATTAACGCAGTTTACATTTGATGAATACAGCTACCTTAAATCCCGAAATCGTGGTAACTGCAAGGCGACGAAGGTGTATATGCGGTCAACCGCTAACCCCGGCGGTGTTGGCCACGGCTGGGTTAAGCAGTATTTTGTGACTGCCGGCACACCGGGCGAAACTATATGGCTCAGCGACAAAGTAATTATGCCTGACGGCAGTACCAAAAATTATTGGAGCAGTAAAGTCTTTATTACGGCAAGCGTGTTTGATAACAACGCTCTGATGAACAACGACCCCGATTATGTCAAGCGACTTGCACAGTTGCCCGAGGCGGAGCGTAATGCCTTGCTCTACGGCTCGTGGGATAGTTTTGAAGGACAGGTTTTTACTGAGTGGATAGACAACCGAGAGCATTACAAGGACAGACGGTGGACGCATGTTATTGAACCGTTCAAAATTCCGCAAAGTTGGAGAATTATCCGTTCATACGACTGGGGCTACACAAGACCGTTTTCAGTCGGTTGGACTGCCGTTGACCAAGACGGCAGATTTTACCGAATCCGTGAATTGTACGGTTGCAAGAAGAATCAGCCGAATACAGGTGTACGCTGGCCAATCGAAAAAGTTGCACAGGAAATTCTTGCAATTGAAAATAATGACCCTCAGATTAAGGGCAGACAGATATACGGTGTTGCTGATCCGGCTATATTCGCAGAACAGGGCAGCGGAAAAAGTCAAGCCGCAACGCATGCACAGTTGGGAGTGTTTTGGAACAAGGGCGACAATGCGAGAATTGCCGGAAAAATGCAGTTTCATTCACGGCTCGCGTTTGATGAAGAAGGCTATCCGATGTTTCAGTGTTTTAACACCTGCACTAACTTCATCAGAACAATTCCGAACCTTGTGTACTCGCAGATAGACACCGAAGATATTGACACCGAGGGCGAAGATCATATTTACGATGAGAGCCGTTACGGAATGATGACTTCAATTATTACACCGAAAGAAGTTGTGCTCCGTAATGCAAGGGCATTTGACCCATTGAATATAAGTCAAACACGATACTACAGATAGGAGATTACCAAAATGAGCAAAGTTAAACGAGATGAAAACGGTATGATTATGCCGGTTAAAAGCACATATCCAGCTCTGACCTCGGAAAAATCAAAGTTGAGCAATGTTTACGGTACAGGCAATAAGACTGATGAAGAACCGAAATCAGCCGAACAGGCAGAAAAAGAGAACGAGAGCAGCGGCAAGCCAATTGAACTTGACGAAATCCATGAGGCTATGCAGACCTTCCGCAAATATCAGAACAGCAAAAAGACGTATGATGAAAGATTTAAGCAGGCTTTCAGAGAATATAATCTGCTTTACACAGAGGCGACTGCACCGCAGATTAAAACTGACGATAACGGCAGGCCTCGAAAGGTGCTTGTACCGCACCGCAAAGGTGCACAGGCCCTTAATGTAATCATGAACAAGCACGCTGACGCTATGGATAATTATCCCGAAATCATTTGTCTGCCGAGAGCAAAGGACGATGAACAGGCGGCAAAAACACTCAACAGCGTTATTCCGTGCATACATAAACGAAACGGATTTATAAGGACCTACTCTGATGAACAGCTTGATAAGTTCGTAGGCGGTTGCGGTTGTTACGCAGTATTGTGGGACAAGACCGCAGAAAACGGACTGGGTGACATTGCTATCAGCCGTGTAGATATTCTCAATCTCTTTTGGGAGCCGCACATTGAAAACATACAGGACAGTGCAAATGTATTTTTTGCAAGATATTACGATGAAGAAGGAATCAGAAAGGTATATCCTGAACTTGAAAGCGTTTCGACTGCCTCTCTCGGACTTGTGGAACACGAAACCTACGACAACAGTAATAAGTCGAATGATAAAGTAATCTTGCTTGACTGGTATTACAAGAAGAACGGCGAACTGCACCTCTGTAAGTTTGTTGGTGAACACATTCTCTACTCATCTGAAAATGAGGGTAAGCCGATTTACAACCACGGAAAATATCCGTTTGTACTTGAACCGATGTTCAGGCTGCGAGATACTCCCGTGGGTTTCGGCTTTATGGATGTAGTCAGAGCACCACAGAATCAGCTTGACGAACTTAAACACGATATGCTTGTGAATATCAAAGTCAATTCACAGCCGAGAATTTACTCAAATACAGCTGTCGGAGTGAACAATGACGATATGACCGACCTTGACAAGACTGTAATTGAGGTCAACGGACAGTTGCAGGGTAACATTGCTCCCGTCGAATCAAAGGAGCTTGCCTCAGGTGCATGGAGCTTGTACGACAGATTGTCGAATGAAATCAAAGAAACTTCTGCTACGAATGACGCAAGTAATGGAGCGAGTGCGGCAGGTGTTACAAGCGGTTCGGCAATTGCGGCATTGCAGGAAGCAGGCGGAAAGGTAAGCCGTGACTCAAACAAGCTGGCACAGGAAGCAATGACGGAGCTTGCACAACTTGAAATTGAACTGATGAGGCAGTTTTATAATCTGCCGAGAATTTTTAGAATTACAGGCGAAAACAATCAGACAACCTATGAGGAGTTTGACAATACAGACCTTCGGAAACAGCCGTTGACATATACGGACACAGACGGTCAGACGGTAAACTATACAGATGAGGACGGCAACATACTTGAACGACTGCCAATATTTGATATTGACGTGAAGGCGCAAAAGGCAAGTCCGTTTGCGACTGCCGCACAGAACGAAATGATGATGAATCTGTTTCAAATGGGTGCGTTCAATCCGCAGGCGGCAGACGCTACGCTTGTAATGCTTGACGGCATGACCTTTGAGGGCAAAGAAAAACTGATTGAAAAAATCAAGCAGAATCAGACCTTGTCGCAGGCGGTGCAGGAGCTTTCAAATAAAGTGCAGATGCTGGAAGCAATGAACGCAAGCAGAACAGCGGCAGATGTGCAGAATGCTATGCCGAGCGAAAACGCACAGAACGCACAGCAGACACCGCCACAGACAGAAAGCAGGGCGGCAATGTGATTGAAATAACATTGATTGACAGCGGAAATCTGATATATTTTGAAAGCAAAGGACACGGCTCACATGATGTGTGTGTTGCCGTGAGTGCTTTATGTTCTACATTTTTGCAGTACGTGCGTGAAATGCAGGACGAAAACAATGTGACGATAGTCAATGAAACCTATGAAAACGGTCACACGGAATCAGAGTTTTATATTGTCAGCTCAGATGCCGAAGTACGCAATGGCATAAAAGCACTATGGACGGGATTTGAACTTTATGCCAAAAATTTCCCCGATGAAATAGATTTAAACTATGATGACGGCAAACCGAAATAAAGTTTAAAATCAACAAGAGTTTTAACTTTTTTTGAAAAATTAAGGTTGATATAATTAAAATATAAGGTCGCAGTAGTGGGACTGCATTAAGACCTGACACCTCGGAAAGACGAGAGAGACACCGCGGATAGACGCGAGACGGAGGTTCTTATGAACGACAAATTTATAGATCTTATCGTAAATCTGCATGACGGCGACACAGCAGGCGCAGCTGACGGCGGAGACGGAAACGGTGAGAGCGGTGTTGCCACAAGCACCGATAACAACAACATAAGCCGCGAAACGAGAGAGAGAGCTGAGAGAATCGGCATAGGTGACGACCTTATCGACGATTACAATAAGGCTTTCGGCAACGGCAATCAGAATCAGAATAATAACGCAGAAGGCGAAAACAACAGCACAGACACAGACGACGAAGAAAACTTAGAAGAAGAGTTTGAAAAGCTGATTAAAGGTAAATTCAAAAATGTGTATCAGAACAGAGCGCAGTCTTTGTTTAAGGACAGAATGTCAACCAAAAACAAGCAGATTTCAGATATGCAGAAAAGAGAAAGCACCGGCAATCAGATTTTTGCCCTTATTGCAAACAAGTACAATGTACAGCCCGATGACCTTGACGGTCTCCTCAAAGCCGTAACAGAGGATAAGGATTTGTTTGCGGAAAAGGCTCTTGCCGCCGGAGTGACAACAGAAGAGGCACGCAACGACTTTTTCAATCAGCAGAAAACAAATGCACAGGAAGAAGAACTTGAAACCCTCCGAAGAGAAAAATCCGCAAGAGAGCTTGACACGCATTTAAGGTCAATTGCAGCGGAAACGATGAAAGAATTTCCAAACTTCAACCTTGAAGAGGAATTTCAGAATCCGTCATTCAGAACCGCTCTTGACTTTATTGCTCAACAGAGGAATGAACAGAACGAAAAGACAGGTCGTAATGATGAAATTTACGATTTGACGACTGCTTATAAAATGGCGCATTTTGATGAATTGCAGAAAGACCTTGTAAAGCGTTCAAGCTCTGCCGCAATCAGTGCGGCGGCACAGTCAATTCAGAGTGGCGCAAGGAGACCAACCGAAAATGCGGTCAAGAAAAGCGGTACAACCACGCAGAGAAAAAGCGTGGAAGATATGTCTGACGCTGAATTTGATGCCTTTTACGAGAAAGTGAGACGAGGCGAGGCACACCTCTAATGCCTTGCCGAAAAAAGGAAGGTACATATGAAAAGCAAGATTATTAAGCTTATTATCAATATCCACGGCAACACGGTTGACGCAGGCGGTGTAAACAAGTCAAACGGTTATGTTTACAATGCTTACGGCAACACAACATCAACCTCGGGAAATGATTGGACTCCCGAAAAGGCTACATTCTATCACAAAGTATTCCTCAAAAACCTGACAGCGAAATGCGTTCACGGTCAGTTTGGTGAGCATGACACAATTCCGAAGCAGTCGGGCAACATCTACAACAAGAGAGGTATTTCACCATACCCGACCGTTACAACACCGTTGCAGGAAGGTATTACTCCTGTCGGTAACAAGATGAGTTTTTACTATGTCGAGATTGCCGTGAACCAGTACGGCGCATATACACCTATCACAGACTGGGCAAGTTTTTGCAGTCGTGATGATGTTATGACCAAGGACAGCGAGGAGCTTGCTTCACAGGCAGGACGCTCAATTGAAGAGATTGACCGTGAGGCTCTTAATGCCGGCACAAGCGTAATCTATGCACCGGCTGTAGGCACTGACGGTGCGGTTACAGAGGTTGCAAGTCGTGCGGCAGTTACGGCGAACAGTAAGCTCACTATTGACACCATTTTCAGAGCGCTCAATTACCTTGAGTGCCAGAACGCTGAGCCAATCGGAGAGAACTATGTCGCTGTTGTACACCCGAATGTTAAGTACGACATCATCAGCAACAAGGATTTCATCAGCGTAGTTAAGTATGCTCACGCTGATAAAATCTTCAAGGGTGAAATCGGTACAATCGGCAATGTTAAGTTTGTGCAGTCGAACTTTGCAAAGGTATTTAAGGGCGCAGGTGCAAGCAAGATTGATGTTTATTCAACTCTTGTGTTTGGCAAAGACGCATATGTTACTGTTGAGATTGAGGGCGAAGGCACTCAGACAATTGTAAAGGGCTTTGGCTCAGGCGGTACAGCTGATCCTCTTAACCAGAGAGCAACTCAGGGTTGGAAAACAACTCACGGCGTCGGCATTATCGGTCAGACCAGAATGGTTCGTATCGAATCAGCCTCATCTCTCAACACAGTAGCACAGACAGCTTCTCCGGCTGTAGCATAATCGGGAGGTATATAACCTATGGCAACAACAAAGAAAGCCGCAGAGACGGCAGAAAATACAGAAGTATCGGCAGCGGAAACTACTGCCGATACTGCAACAACTGTAACAATCGAAAAATCTCAGCTTGATAAGCTTCTTGGAATGTATGACGAGTTGCAGGAAATCAAGAAGAGTATGCCGATCGACCGCAAGGCGGAAAAAATCAAGCAGGACAAGGAACTTGCAAAGCTGATTGAAAAGGCAAACAAGGAAAGTGAAGAACTTGTTGAGTACATCGCTCCTACAGGTTCAATGAAGTCAAACAAGAATATTGAGGTCAATATCAACGGTGTGCAGTACACTGTTCCGAGAGGTGTTAAAACGAACATTCCACGCAAGGTTGCGGAGATTATTGACAACTCAATTAAGCAGGCTGAATTCGCGCAGGGCGTGCAGGATAAGGCTGCCGAGATCGCTCAGCAGGCAATTGCCGAGGGCAGAATCTAATTCAATAACAAGGAATAAATTGTACTCCTTACACAAAATTCGCAGAAGGGCGGGGGCGGTAGCTTCCGCCTTTTTGCGTTTTTGCGTACACAGATATTAGAGAGGTGATTATATGACACTTGACAAGGTAATTGAAAGAGTGAGGAATCTTAAAAGCGGATATGATGTGTCCGATGAGGACATTATAAGTTATATTAATGAGGTAGAAATGGAAATCATCAGCAATGTAATAAGTAATCGCGAAGGCGATAATTACATAGTTGGAACATACGGAAACTATCTGATTGACACGGACCGTGACTTTGAACTGCTTGCCCCTGCTCCATACGACAGAATGTATGAGGTTTATTGTGCGGCACAGATTGACAGGGATTACGAAGAGGCCGAGAGATATTCGGTTGATATGAGCGTATATAATCAGCTGAGGCAGGATTTTGGTGTGTTCTGGTTTAAAACGCACCCGCAAAAGAAACGATATAACTTTCACATTGGATAGGCGGTGAAATAATGCTACCCGAATTAAACATACCGAGGAGAGACACAACGAGTATCAGTGTGTTCAGAGGACTTAACCGAAGTCCGAACACAGGCTTTTCAAGGGTTTCAAGCTCATCAAGCAGTATTTACACAGAGTTCAAAGATTTTAAAAATATGACTTCTGATAAATACCCACAGCTTGCACCGAGAGCAAACCGCTCCCGAATTACTTCCGATAGCCAAATCAAAATCATCTCAAATCTTTTGTCGGCTAACTCAGGTTTGATTTATATTGACTCAGACAAAAATCTGCATATCGGGGCAGAGGTCACAAAGATTGATGAGATTGATGCGGCAAAACAGCACCATATTGTTTTATACGGCAACAAGGTTGTAGTATTCCCCGAGAAATTCTCGGTTAATATGAGCAACAAAAAGGTGACTATGATTGATTGCCGGAACAAAGATTCGAGCACACAAGTAGAAACAAAGAGTAATTGGCAACTTGATGCCTCGACATATGATTACGCATATTTGTTATGTTCAATTACACGGTCACATTATGACGCAAGTGCGAACAAGAATTATCGACCGAGCGTAACTTTATATACCAGCAACGATTTAACTGACACCAAATATCAGTTGACAAGTAATAAAGACATGGTTGATATATTCAGCTTAAATGATATTAGGATAGGCACGGTAATTGAGAGTTATAACAACTTTTACTCTGTTATCGGAATTGAAAAGAAGGACAGTACATTTAAAAAGAATAGGCTTTTGAATTTCAAAAAGTTATCTCAAAAGTTTAATTATACGACAATAAGAGCCAAAAACATTGGATTGCATATTGAAGTTGGAGATTTTGTGAAGATAAGCGGATTAACTGACTCTCTTGTCAGCACAGATGCCGAAAGCTACGCCGATGAGAGTTATATTGAAAACCTTAACGAAAAAACTTTCAAGGTTTATTACGTTTCCAAAAATGAGCTTGTAATCAAGTGCGAATTGGAATCAAGCGTGCCGTACACAGGTACAGTCACAGTTGAAAGAATCTCTCCCAATTTTGATGAGGGAAAAATTGTTGAAATGCAAAACCGCTTGTGGTGTTGCTCCTCAGACAAAAACGAAATTTATTGTTGTAAACAAGGCGATGAGCGCAACTGGCAGGCATACAGTGACGGAATCAGTACAGACAGCTGGGCTATGACCTGCGGTAAAGAAGGAAAGTTTACAGGGATTGCAACACGAGGTGACAGCGTTATTTTCTTCAAAGAAAACTACGCATTAAAAATCTACGGAACAAAGCCGAGCAATTTTACCCTTGCAGAATACAATGTGCCGGGTGTCGCAATCGGAAGCGAAAAGAGCCTTGTCAACATTAACTCAACCTTATTTTATCTTGGCCATAACGGTGTATATGCCTATCAGAGCGGTAGCCTGCCGGCACTCATAAGCGAAGAATCTTTGTGGGGACATACTTATAAGAACGCAGTCGGCGGCAGACACGGAAATAAATACTACATATCTGCCGAAAGAGATGACGGAGAGCAGGAACTTCTTGTGTACGATACCGACAAAGGCTTGTGGCACAAGGAAGACGACGCAAAGATGATTGACTGCACCACATACAACGGTGTTCTGTATTGGCTTGACGATACCAAAGAAAACATTATGTGTCCTGATAAAGCGGACAATCTTCTTGTTGACAATACGAAATATGAGTATCAACAGGAAGAGTGCTTTGAGTGGTCTGCTGAAACAGGCGACCTTTACGACGGCGAATTTAATGTGAAAAATATCGGAAAAATCCGAATCGGCATTAAAGCTGAAAAGGGAGCAAAGGTCAGCTTGTTTGTACAATACAAGGACAACGGCGAATGGCGGAAAGTCAGCGAAATGCTGTACAGCGAGAAAAAGCCGAGAGTATTCGCCGTAGCTTTACGCAGAGCGGAATATTTAAGGCTTAAACTTGTAGGAACGGGACAGGTCGAAATTTACGGAATTGATATTGAGCACAGCAGAGGAAGTGATAAGCGTGGCAACATTTAAACTTGATCCGCCCCCTTCAACAAATGACATGGGAGAAATGCGGAACTATCTAAACGATATGTACGAACAGCTGGCTTTCGTGCTCAGTAATATTGACAGCGACAACATAACAGATGATTTTCTATCCGCAATCGGACAGTCACAAAAAGGAAGTGAAAAATAATGGCTTATACATACAAGGTTTACGGCACAGGCGATGTTGACAATGCGGTTAATAACTATAACCGTGTTGCCTCATCAGCTCCGACATACGCTGACAGTTACGACACAAGACAGGCTCGTCAGCAGGCTGACAACTACGCTAATTCCTACACGGATAAAATCAATAAGGGATATACGAGCAAGTACAAGGGAGCGATTGACGAGCTTGCCAATCAGTACCAAAAGAATAAATTTGACTGGACTCCCGAAAATTCTTCTGAATATCAAAAGGCGAAAGAAAAATATACCCGTGAGGGTAAGGTTGCACAGGAAAATGTACAAGGAAGTTATGCAGCTAACACAGGCGGTTACAGTAACACTTATGCACAGGCGGCAGGACAAAAGGCATTCGGCGAGTATATGGACGAGCTTGCAAACAAGGTACCAACACTAAAAAATGAAGCCTACAAGAGTTATCAGCAACAGCAGGAAGATACACTAAACAGAATCGGCGTATTGCAGAACCTTGATAACACGCAATATCAGCGTTACAGGGACAGCGTAACGGATGATTACGACTTTATGACCTATTACGAAAACAAGTACGGCACAAGCAAAGGCCTTGATATGAGTAATTTTCAAAATGAACTGGCTAACTGGCAGACACAAATGTCAGCGGCACAGAGTAATCTTTCAGATATCAGAAGTCTTGCCGAGGCACAGTATGAACACAATACATTGAGTGCCGACACAAGGTCAAGCATTGACAGTCAGCGCAGACAGTCGGACGCTTATTACAATTATCTGAACAGTCAGGTAAAAATAAAGTGAGGTGAGAACATTGAGCGTGAACAGTGAAGAAAAAATTTATAATGACCTTATGAATGAAGTACCGAGTCAGACGGTGAGCGGTGACACTAAGCAGAGTGCCGCCGCTCTTGCAGGTGCAGAATCAACAGCGACAGGACAGGCTGACGATTATAAAAGCACTTACAGCGGTAAGTTAGATGACGCTATAAGTAACTATCTGACAGGCAGAGGATTTGAATATGATCCGACGCAAGACAAGGCATATCAGCAGTACCGCAAGGAATTTGCGCAGAATGCCGCTATGGCACGAGATACGAGCCGTAACACAGCTAATCAGCTTTCAGGCGGTTACAATCCTACCTATGCCGATACAGTCGCAGACGAGGTTTACAATGACCGTATGGGCAATATAAGCGATGCAGAAAGTACATTTAGAGGACTTGCACAACAGGATTATCAGTCAAAGCAGGAGAAAAACGCAAATGTGCTTAACCTCTATAACACGCTTGAGGGTACGGATTACAGCCGTAATCGTGACACGGTAGGAGACTACAAGAACTATCTTAATCTTCTTGCAAGCAGGTACTCAACCGACAGACAGGCAGACACAAACCTTGACAGCGCTAATAATGATGTTTACTCAGCAAAACTTAACGGAGCAGTAAATAATCTCTCATCAGCAAGAGCAGCAGACAGTCAACGCTATTTGTATGACACGGTAAGTGCCAATCAGCTTGCACAAAATGCACAGGCTGAAAGAGAAAACGCTCAGAAGATTGAATACGATAAAAATAAATCTGCTTATGACGCTTATGTTAAGGCTCAGACAGAGTTGGCAAAAGAACAGAAAGCTGCACAGGAGAAAGAGGATAACCGCAGATACAGAGCGGCATATGATAAGTTCGTAGATGCATATGACCTTAAAAATGCTAAGTATGAATACAAGGTCGGTCAGCTTGCACAGGGCTATTATAACGGCTACATCACGCTTGACGAAATGGACTATATTGCCGATAAGCTCAATGTCAGCACGGCTGACCTGACAAGCACGCTTGACAGGATGAGCAAAAACGGTGGAACGCTTAATGATGACCACTACGGCGGTCCGAACTCAATGAGTATCGGTAAAAACACTGATTATTTTCAAACGTCAACTTCAAGAGTTACTACGGACGAAAACGGAAAAACAAAATATTTATCGGAAAAAGAGTGGAACGAACTACCGATAAATAAGAAGAAAAAGTGAGGACTGTATATATGGCACAGCAAAGAAAAAGAACCGCAGGCGACGATTTAAGAGATTTTAAAGCCGGAAAGATCAGCGGAAACTTTTATCACAACGGTATTGACCGCTCGGATAATTATATTCAGCATACATCAGCACCGAGGTATATAACCGATGAAAACGGAAAAACACAGGTGGCTTCCTATAACGAATGGATTCAGCAGGAAGTATTTCAGCATCAACACGATTTACCAAACGACACAAGTTCGACATCATCAAATAATAAAACAGCGACAAATGATATTTCTGTAAAAAGCAGCAACAATACTTCTTCAAGTACGAGCTCGAATATAAAATCCTTTTTTAGTGGAAATGTGAATAAAGCAAACAGCTCTGCAGAGGATTTTAGGGAAGCAATTAAAAACCCGGACAAGTCTTTGGAGAATAGAGTTAAAGGACTTACATACATGTATAATGCTGCGGTTGCAACCGGTGACAACAAAACAGCCGAGAAAATGCAGAAAGAATATGATGAACTTGCCGACAGGGTTAATAAGCAGACGGAAATAAACCGACATAACGCTAAGGAATATGCGCGCAGTCAATCTTTAAAAGGTATGACCGAAGAAAGAAAAGCATTAGTTGATGAACGCAACAAGTATGCACTTGATAACGGACTTGTAACCTCTACAGGTATTGATACAAGAAAAAAGGATAGGTATAAAGTTTATTCAGAGTACAATTCAAAAATTGATGAGCTTGACAAACAGATTGCAGAAAAGCAGAGAAACGGCGAGTATGATTTAAGTGATTCGCAGAAAGCTGTTCTTGCCGATATTGGCAACAAAGCAAACAAACTTACGGAAAGTTTTGAAAACAAATATAAAAACTCAACGCTTGAGCAGAGGCTTAATGCGAGATTGCACGCAACAACAAGTGAGCTTAACTGGCTTAATAAGCATATGTATGATAATTCATCAAGCAAGGAGTTGGAAGATTATAATAATCAGCTTAATAAAGAAGCTAACAGCTTGTGGAATCAGAGAGATGAAGAACAGGCATATAACCGGCTTAAAGCAATTGAAGATGAACAGGGAAAATTAAAAACTGCAATCGACAACGCAAAACTCTCTGAACAGAAGAAAAAAGAGTACGACGATATTGTTAATAACGACATCAAGGCAAAAACTGTTTTGCAGAAATACTATGCTTTGCAGGAGTATTTAAAAACAGATACTTCAGACGCTGACGAAGCTGATAATACTGATAACAGCTACATCAAGAAACTGTCTGAGAACGAAAGAAATAAAATCAAAGCAGATTTCTTAAAACTTAAAGATAAAGGCTATAATACCGAATCTTTGTATAAATGGTATGAAAGAGAACAGGAAGAAAAAAAGGCAGAGGATAACCTTGACCGTATAAAAATGTATGCGAAAAAACATCCCGTTATTGCTTCTGCAAACAGCATAGGTCAGAAATTTGTCGGAGGCGTACCCGATGCAATACAATACATTTCGGCTAACATTGATAAAAAATATAACGGCGGTGACGGTTATGTAAATCCCGACACTACAGAAACAGCAAAAAGTGAAGCAATAAGGCAATCAGTTTCCGAAAAAATCAACAACGATTTCGGTTCTTTGCTCTATACCGCAGGTATGGGGATTGCTGATTCAACTATAAATATAGTTATGGATAGGTTAATTCCCGGTGGTTCGGCAATGGGTTTAACTTTGCTTGGTACTTCTGCGGGTGTAAGCGGTGCTAATGAAGTTATTAAAAACGGCGGTTCAATTGAAAATGCAGTGACAACTGGAGTAGCCAACGGCATTGCCGAAGCTTTGTTTGAGAAAATATCGCTTGAACAGCTCTCAGCGTTTAAAGCAAGCGGTAAAAGCACATTTCGTGCGGCTGTCGGCAATGTGCTTAAAGGTGCATTTACTGAAGGCTCGGAAGAGGCCTTTACCGACCTTGCAAATAGATTGACAGATGACGCAATTAACAAGGACCTATCTTCATACAACCTTTCAAAGAAAAATTATATGGAACAGGGAATGAATGAGGCTGAGGCGGAGAATGCCGCAAGCTGGGACTTTTGGAAGAATGTCGGACTTGATTTTGCCGGAGGTGCAATCAGCGGCGGTGTGCTTAACCTTGCTACAGCGGGAATTAATCTTGCAGGTGCAAAAATTGATATGGCACAAAACAAAGAGAGCAACGCACAAATCGGTAAAGCTGTTATGGCCGATGAAAACTTTGACCTTGATTTACTCATCAGGCAAGGACTTGCAACCGACAAAAACGATAGAGCATACAACTATGCACACAAAATGCAGAAACTCGTTGAAACCGATAACGAGGGAAAAATCAGTGCCGGAGATGTCGGCAACCTTATGTATCTTATCAACAGAGAGGTTGGCAAAAATCCCGAACTTGTAAACAAAATTGCTCAGGTTAAAAAGCAGAACACACGAGAGCAGAGTAATCAGACTGTTAATGCTCAGAACGAACAGAGCCCTACACAGCAGAACACGGCTCAGAACGGACAGCAGAACGCAGAACAGGCACAGGCAAGCACTGTAATCAATGCAACAAAAAAAGCCGATACAGAGGATATCGGCAAAATGTACGGCGTATATGCTTTTGGCAAGAAGCATCCAAACGGCATTATCGCAACAGATACTTCAACGGGTAAGGTTGTCAAGGTTGCACTAAAGAGCCTTGAAAGCTCAGCAAAAATCAATCGCAGTGATGAAGAAAATACACTTGTGTTCAACACAAATGACGGTAAACAGGTTAATGCGGACAGCATAACATTCTCTGACAGTCAGTTTGATACGATTGTTCACAGTGCAAACGAATTTGATACATACGGTGCAAGGAACTATATTTCAAACTTTGAAGAATGGAGAGAAAGTCCGCAGGCTCAGAGAATGACTGATGACGAAATGCTTTATAAATATAACAAAGCATATTCAGCCGCATACAGCTTTGGTCGAGAGGGCGTTAAACTTGATTCACTCAGAGAAACTTCTGAATATACGATTCTTAAAAATATTCTCGGTGAACAGATTGTAAGTCAGGCATTGAGCACCGGCAGAAGAGATGTTGACATTAACACTCAACACCATGCCAACAGACTGACCGAGTTAATCAACCGCAACGGCAGAGCCGACACAAGCGGTGTGAGCGTGTATGCAGACAGCGGAACAGATGTTTCACACATTTCGCAGGAGCTTATTAATACACTCGGCAACCTTGCGACAAAGACGGGCAGAAACATTATTATCTCAGATCGTCTTGCTGACGGAGTGAACGGTGTTGCAAGAGACGGCAACATTATTTTAAGCTCAGAAATTTCAAGTCAGAAAATCCTTGCCACAGCTTTACACGAAGCCGGACATATGATTAAGAAAACTAACCCGACCGAATGGCAAACATTGAGTGACTTTGTGTCAGACTACCTTGTACGCAAGGGTGTTGACCTTAACAAGATGATTGACCGCACAATTGAGAGATACGGCAACCGACTGCAGGCCGATGAACACGAAAACACAAGAGATGCCGCACTGGAAGAAATTGTGTGCGACACACTTATGAGTATTGCCTCAGATGAAAAGGCTCTCAATATTGCCCTCAGCACCAAGCAGAATAAATCAAGAATTGCAGCGGCAATTAAGTCATTGATTAACAAGGTTAAAGATTGGCTCATCGACAAAAGCAAAAACTACGGAGCTAAAGCATTTGCCAAAGACCTTGAGGCACTTGAAAACCTTGCTCAAAGATTTTCAGAGGCGGCAGACACCGCAAGAGAAAACATCACCGAGCAGTCAGAGGTTCAGAACGGTGAAAAGATTGATGTTGAGAAATATTCAATGGGAAGTACCGACAACATAGTACAAGCGGAATTTGAAAAGAAAGTTGATGAAATTGAAAAAAACACCTACAACAGTGATAATGTTGTAATTATGGGTATTACACCTAATATTTTGCAAAAAATCGGATTAGCACCATTACCTCTTGCTATGACTAAAAATCATATTTATTCTGTCGCAGTATCAGATACAAGAGCAAAAAGTGAGGGGCGATATCATAAAAATACCAATTATCACAATTTAGGTTTTGATACCGTAAAAGATATTTACAATAAAATTTCTGATCCGCTTATGGTAATAGCTCACCCTGATTTTGCGGTAAAGAAAAATAAGAGCAAAGACAGCACCCATAAAGTAGTTGTTTTAGTTGATTTATCAGTTGGCGGAAAACAGGTAATTGCACCGATAACTGTTGATTATGAGGGAATGTACAATAACACACACATAGATGTTAATCTTGTTGCAACATATTTTGATAAGGATAATATCAACGATTATATAAAAGAAGCCATTGCTTTGGAAACAATGGGCAAAACAGGATTCTTTTATTTAGACAAAAAAAGAACCCAGAATATTTTTAAGAAGTCAGGGTACCAATTACCCAGCAACTTAAAAATTCGGGTTCCAATATTATTATACGTCCTATTGATGATATTGTCAATAAAAAAATCAATAATATTACTCAAAGCAAACAATTTATCAGATGGTTCGGTGATTGGCAGAATAGCCCTGCAAAAGCAAGTAAAGTGGTAGACAACAACGGTGAACCGCTTGTTTTGTACCACCAAACAGAAAAAGAGTTTACAACCTTTGATACAAAACAAAAAGGCTCGGGAGAATTTGACAGTGAAATGCCTACGGGTATATTTATGAAACCGACAAACAACGATATCGGAGTTGGCGGAAATATTCAAATGCCGTTGTATGCCTCTATTAAAAATCCCCTCATTGTCAACAACAGAAGCGAACTTGTTAAATTTTACGATAAGAATGTACAGGGATATACGAAAGCTAAAAGTGCGATAGACAGCGTTAATAAGGAATACAAGGCTAAATTCAACGAGGAGATGAAAAGAGAAAACGAGGAATATCAAAAGCTGTGGAATGCGAAAAAGAACGGTGAAATATCAGAAGAAGAGTACCAAAAATCCATATCAAGAGATGCACTTGATGAAATTATGGAAGAATGGGAAAATAAGGTTAATGAAGCAAGCCATAACGCTAAAGCCTTGATAGATGATTATTTCAAAAACAGCAATTATGACGGTGTTATCGTTAATAATGATGTCGGCAGTTTTGGAAGAAGCACAAAAACATTCATAGCATTTGAAAATACTCAGGTTAAATCTGCAACAGACAATATCGGAACATTTGACGGCAACAACCCTGATATTCGCTACAGCCTTGATGAAGATTATGATTTTACAGATGAAAAAGCCGGTGCAATACACGATACGCTGAATTTTTCAATTGACGATGAATACGATGATTGGCTTGTGAATGACGACGGCAAAAGTGTTTTTGACGCTGTAAAGGACGAAAAGAACCCCGACAGGCGGATCAGCATTTTATATCATTATGCCGGCAAAACCGCCGAACACGGAATGAGCGTGGGCAAGGATATACGAATCGGTCAATCAGGAATGCACCGTCTTGTGTGTAATGTTTTGCAGGAATACGGAGTAAATCTTAACGGTAAGAACAAATCAAGAATTGAAGCGTTTAAGTCAGTTGTAAATGACTTTGAAAATTCCGTCAAAAATGATACGCAGAGTTTTAACGATGCAATTGAGAGCCTTGCGGAAGAATGCAAAGAATATCTGAAAAAATCTTCCTTGATTGACAAAAAGCATTCCGAGTGGGCAAAGGATTTAAGCGACAGTCTGAAAGAGGTTACCCTTGTTATTCCGAAAGGTGACATTGATTTTATTAAAAGCGCCTACGGCAGTATTACAAACTTCCGTAAAGCACTTATGGGTAAAATCAACATCAGAACAGCAAAGGGATATGCTCTCATCGAAAGTGTAAACGAGGGCAGTATTGAAGATGTCGGAAATTCAATTTCAGAGATTATCGGAGATATTGCAGGGATTGATGAAACTTTTAACTGGAGAAGTGAAGAGGGATATAAAACACTTGAAAGGTTTATTAACTATGACCTTGCAGAACATTTTGTT